CCGGCCGATCGAAGCCCAGGGCGAAGGCGAGCGCGCCGGCACCCGAGCGCGCGCCCGCGCGTGAGCCGGATCCTCCGGCCGAACCGAAGCCGCCGAAGCCGTCGCCGTACCGACCGGCGATCACCGAAGCGCTCGCCGACGACGATCAGCTCGCCGCGCTGCGGGCGCTGCGGAACCGGATCGGCCGAATGCTCGACGCGAGCGACTCCGCTCGGGACGTCGCGTCGCTGACTCGACAGTTCATCGACGTCTGCGACCGGATCGCCGCGGCTGAAGGTGGCGGCGCCCCGAAGCAGCAGGGGGGAGGGACTCCGCTTGATGAGCTCCGACGCCGACGTGCTGCTCGGACAGCAGGTGCCGCGGGTCGCGCACGTTCCTAGTTTCGACTGGTCGCACGCCGACGACGCTGCAGCGTTCGCCGCTGGGTACGGGCTGACGCCGGATCCGTGGCAATTCACGGTCCTCGAGGCGTGGCTCGCCGAGCGGCCGGACGGGAAGTGGGCGTGCCCGCGCTGCGGTCTGTCCGTGCCGCGGCAGAACGGGAAGAACGGCGCGATCGAAGTCCGTGAGCTGTACGGAATGGTCGCGCTCGGCGAGAAGTTCCTTCACTCCGCGCACGAAGTGAAGACGGCGCGGAAGGCGTTCCGGCGGCTCGTCTCGTTCTTCGAGAATCCGCGGAAGTACCCGGAGCTCGCCGCGATGGTCGTCGAGATCCGGAAGACGAACGGCCAAGAAGCGATCGTTCTCGACAACGGCGGTTCGGTCGAGTTCGTCGCCCGGTCGCGCGGGTCCGGTCGTGGCTTCACGGTCGACGTGCTCGTCTTCGACGAAGCCCAGGAGCTCACCGACGAGATGCTCGAGGCGATGGTCCCGGCGATCTCGTCGGCGCCGCTCGGCAATCCTCAGCGAATCTTCACGGGCACCCCGCCGGGCCCGACGGCGCAGGGCGAGGTCTTCACCCGCATACACGATGAGGGCAACGAAGGCACGAACCCGCGGCTCTCGTGGCATGAGTGGAGCGTCGTCGGCACGCCGGACGTCACGGATCGCTCGCTGTGGGCGGCGACGAACCCGGCGCTCGGGCGCCGCCTGTCGATCGAGACGATCGAGGACGAGCTCGGCGATCTGTCGCCGGAGGGTTTCCTTCGCGAGCGGCTCGGGCGCTGGGACACGAAGGGCGCGTCGCAGGTGATCGACCCGGCCGCGTGGGAGAACACGCGGATTGCGCCGGCCGACGTGCTGACCGACGGGCTCGTCTCGTTCGCAATCGACATGCCTCCGGATCGGTCGTCGCTGACGATCAGCGCGTGCCGCCGGAAGAAGGGCGACCCGGCTCACGTCGAGCTCGTCCGGCATGAGCTGACCCAGACGTACGGGCTCGCGTGGGCGATCGATTGGATCGCGGAACGGTGGCCGGATACGGCGGCCGTCGTGATCGACAGCTTCTCGCCGGCGGTGACGCTCGTCCCGGAGCTGCAGGCCCGGAAGGTGCGCGTGACCGTCACGCGCACGGGCGACATGGTCAAGGCGTGCGGTCTGTTCTTCGACGCCGTACGCGATGGCGCGCTCACGCACATCGAACAGCCAGCCGTCGAGGCGGCGCTCGCCGCGGCCGGGAAGCGCGCGGTCGGCGACGGCGGCGGCTGGGTCTGGGATCGCCGCGATCCCGACGTCGACGTCTCTCCGCTTGTGTCAATCACTCTCGCTCATTACGGCGCGCTCACGACGAAGCGCAACCCGAACCGAAAAGCAAAGGTGGTGACGATGTGAGAGACGCCGTGATGCCGCAGATCGTCGGGCTCGAGGCGGACGAAGAGCGCGCGCTCGCCGAGCTCATGGCGCAGTGGCGGCGGAAGCTCATCCGGAACGAGCTCCGGTCGACGTACTACGACATGAAGAACGTTCTCAAGGATCTCGAGATCTCGATCCCTCCGCACATGAAGCACGTCGAGACCGTCTTCGGCTGGCCCGCGAAGTCTGTCGACATGCTCGCTGCTCGCTGCAAGCTCGACGGCTTCGTGCTCGCCGAAGGTGAGATCGAAGACTTCGGGATCGAGACGATCTGGCGCGCGAACCGGCTCGGGATCGAAGCGCCGCAGTCGCATACGTCGGCGCTGACGCACAGCGTCGCATTCCTGACGGCGACCGCCGGCGACACGAACAACGGCGAGCCGGACGTTCTCGTCACGGCGCGCTCGGCGAAGACGGCGACGGGCATATGGTCGCGTCGACTCCGGCGGCTGACGTCGGCACTCGCGATCACCGACTCGGACGTCTACGGCGTATCCGAGCTGACGCTCTACCTTCCGGCGAAGGTCGTGATCGTGCGCCGTGATGCGCTGAAGAAGTGGACCGTGATCCGAAAGCCGCACTCGCTCGGGCGTGTCCCGGTCGAGCCGCTCGTCTATAAGCCGGATCTCGATCGGCCGTTCGGGCGTTCGCGGATCTCCCGGGCCGTGATGTCGATCGTCGACTCCGCGGTCCGGACGGCGCTGCGAACCGAAGTGTCGGCCGAGTTCTTCGCGGCTCCGCAGCGGTACGCGCTCGGCGTCGACATGGAAGCGTTCATGAACGCCGACGGAACGACCCGCTCGGGCTGGGAGTCGATCATCGGCCGCTTGCTCGCGATCGGCCGTGACGAGGACGGCAACCTTCCGAGCGTCGGCACGTTCGCGCAGCAGTCGATGGAGCCGCACCTAGCGCAGCTCCGGCAGATCGGCACGCGCTTCGCGGGGGAGACGAACCTTCCGATCTCGCGCTCGGCATCGTGCAGGACAACCCGCCGAGCGCCGAAGCGATGGAGGTCGCCGAGCGGGATCTCATCGTCGACGCCGAAGCGGCGCAGGACGTCTTCGGCGAAGCGTGGGCCCAGACCATGCGTAACGCCGTGCAGATCCGCGAGAAGCGCGCCGATCCGATCCCGGAGCTCGACGTTCTCGATGCGAAGTGGCGTCCGGCGAAGACACCGTCGAAGGCGGCCGCGGCGGATGCGACCGTGAAGCTCGTCCAGGCGCTCCCGTGGCTCGCCGAGACCGAGGTCGCGCTCGAGTACATCGGCTTCGATCGGGCGACGATCGCTCGGCTCATGGCTGAGAAGCGCCGCAACGGGATGAAGACGCTCGTCGGTACGCTCCCGGGCGCCGTCTCTGCGATCAATGCCGTGCAGCAATCCGCCGCGAAGCCGACGCAGCAACCGCAGGAGCAGCCGCCGGCGGCGCCGAGCACCCCGCCGGGGCAGTGATGGCAACGCTCATGGAAGAGCGCTCGATCCTCGAGCAGCTCTATCAGCTCGGCGTCTCCGATCTTGAGCAGGTGTGGCTGGCGGCGCAGTCGTCGAGCGATCCGCTCGCGTATCTCGTGCAGGCGTACCCGGAGCTCGCCGCGCAGTACGCGTCGACGGCGGCGGATATGGCCGCGGTCTGGTACGACGAAGCGCCGGGCGGAGTTACCGGCTTCATCGCCGCACCGGCCGAGATCGCACCGGCAGAACAGTTCGCGGGCTCCGCAGCGTGGGCGCTCAACTCGCCGGGCGAGAAGGGATTCGAGAAGCTCGCCGGCGCGCTGCAGGGCGATATCTGGGATGCCGCACGGGAGACGACCGTGCTCAACGCTGAGCGCGAGCCGGGCTCGACGTACGCACGGAAGGCGCGGCCGGGCGCGTGCCCGTTCTGCAAGATGCTCGCCACCCGCGGCGCGGTCTACACGTCGGCCGCGGCGGCGGGGCAGGTCGTCGGCCGCGGTAAGGACGTGTCGACGAACTACGACGCGAGCGGCAAGCGGAAGCGCGGCGGGCAGGCGAAGGGCGTACGCACGCGGCGCGAGGACGGCCGGAAGATCGGCGAGAAGTACCACGACAACTGCCATTGCCAGATCGTCGCCGTCCGGGCGGGCGAGTCCTACGAGCCGCCGGACTACATACAGCAGTGGGAACAGGAGTACGTCGCGGCCGTCCGGGCGACCCCCGGGAAGGGGAAGTTCGGGGCGATCGATACGAAGGGCGTGCTCTCGAACTGGGGCAAGAGCGATCGAGCCGCGGCGGCCGCGAAGTCGGTCGTGAACGTCGACGAGATCGACGATCTCGACGAGCTGGGGAAGATCGCCGAGAAAGCGATCGTCGACGAAGACTTCGATCTGCTCGACAAGATCGACGCTCGGGAGACGTTCCTTCGGGACCAGGCCGCGGCCCGGGAAGCGAAGAACGCCGCAGCGCGGGAGCGTCGGGCGGCCGCGACCGAAGCGAAGCGCGCGAAGCAAGACGCCGACTTCGATCGGCTCATCGAAGACGGCGTCGACGGCGAGACCGCGATCGAGCGCGCATATGGGATCTCCGTCGAGCAGCAGCGCCGGGAGAACGCGATCTCGGCGCTTCGCGGGCAGGGATACCAGGGCGCAGGCTTCGACGAGCTCACGCGCAACGCGTACGCCGGCGTCGTGCATGACGAGTGGCTCGCCGCCGAGAACGAGCTCTCGTTTCTCGTGAAGCGCGAGTTCGCCGACACGGTCGACCCGCGGGAGTTGTGGCGGGTGAACGAGTCGACGGCTCGGAAGTGGGCGACGCCGGAGATGCTCGAGTGGTGGGACCGCAACGGTCGAACCACGCTCGACGGCTACCGCGAATCGTGGCTCGGCGGAACGCAAGCGCTCGCGCGAGGGGGTGACTTCTACCAGTGAACGACACCGACTCATACCGGCAGGCGTACGAAGCCGGATCCGTGCAGTCGAGCATCATCGGCGCCCCCAATCCGTACGTGCCCTTCGAGCCGGGCTCGCGCCGGGAACGGCTCGCGCAGCTCTGGCAGCAGGGCCGACTACACGACATGCCGAAGACGTTCTTCGACGAATAGTCCGGCGCGTCAACATATACCCACCCGAGCCGCAACGGCGAGGGGCAACCCGAAACGGGAGATTGAGTAATGCCTGAGATCGAGAACAAGCCCGTCGAGACCGAAACGGTCGAGGCACCGAAGGGCACCGTCGAGCCTGAAGCCAAGAAGCCTGAGTCGACCGAAACGGTCGAGCATTGGAAGGCGATTGCGCGCGAGCAGGAGAAGCGCGCGAAGGCGAATGTCGCGGCGGCGAAGCGACTCGCCGAGATCGAAGAGGCGAACAAGACCGCCGAAGAGAAGGCGAACGAGCGCATCGCGGCCGCCGAGCAGCGCGCGCAAGAGCTCGAGCTGAAGGCCACCCGGGGCGAGATCTCCGGATCGACCGGAGTCCCGGCCGACATTCTCGTCGGGCCCGAAGACGCGACGGCCGAAGCGATCCAGGCATACGCGGACAAGCTGCTCGCGTGGCGCGGGAATACCGCGGCACCGGAGCGGCCGCCGGTCGGCGTGCACGTCCCGAACGAAGGGAACGTGCCTAGCGGCGCATCGCTCGACGAGCAGATCGCGGCCGCATCGAGGCCGGGAACCACGCTCTCGCAATCCACCTGAAGCGCCAGAAGGCGCACAGCCGATAGGAGATAGGCCATGTCCGGAATTACCGGCATCGGAACCACGTTCGATCTTCCCAACTACCACGGCGAGCTCTTCGCGCTGACGCCGTCGGATACGCCGCTGCTCTCCGCGATCGGCGGTCTCACGGGCGGCGGCTCGGCGAGCGCAGTCACGTTCCAGTGGCAGACGTACGACCTTCGGGCGCCGGGGCAGAACACGAAGCTCGAAGGCGCGACCGCGCCGACCGCGCAGGAGCGCGTCCGGAGCAAGGTCGAGAACGTCGCGCAGATCCACCAGGAAAAGGTGTCGGTCTCGTACACCAAGCAGGCCACGAGCGGCCAGTACGCGACCGCGACTGCGGCGCCGTTCACGTCGCCCGACGGCGGCCCGAACCCTGTCGCGAATGAGCTCGATTGGCAGGTGCAGCAGGCGCTCAAGTCGATCGCGCTGGACGTGAACTACTCGTTCATCAACGGCAAGTGGGCGAACCCGACCACGAACGCGACCGCCCGTAAGACGCGCGGTCTGATCGAGGCGATCGCCACGAACAAGGCGAACAAGGGAACCGCGCTCGTCGACGCTGCGACCGCGACCGACACGATCACGGTTACGCACGCGCTCAACAACGGCGACAAGGTGATCTTCACCGATACCGGCGCCGCGACCGGCATCGTCGCCGGGCGTGCGTACTTCGTGGTGAACAAGGCGACGACGGTCTCGTTCAAGGTCTCCGAGACCCTCAACGGAACGCCGATCACGCTCGGGACCGCGACCGTGCAGATCCTCGTCCCGCAGGCGACCGCGCTCGCGACGACAGATATCGACGATCTCGTCCAGGGCGTCTACGACAATGGCGGTCTGGCGGACGGGCTCGGAACGCTGCTCGTCAACTCGTCTCAGAAGCGCGCGCTGACCGCGGCGTACGCGGCCGCGTACGGCAAGGCGAACCCGCTCGCCGGCACCCGGAACATCGCCGGCGTGAACGTGTCGACGATCGAGACGGACTTCGGCGTGCTGAACATCATGCTCGACCGGCACGTCCCGCAGGACGCGATCATCGTCGCGTCGCTCGACCAGCTCCGGCCCGTGTTCCTGAACGTGCCCGGTAAGGGCGTGTTCTTCGAGGAGCCGCTCGCGAAGACCGGCGCGGCCGACGAAGTGCAGATCTACGGCGAGATCGGGCTCGAGTACGGCAACGAGCGCGCTCACGGCATCGTTCGCGGTCTGAAGGTCTGACGGGCGCCCGCGATGGTTGCATTCGCAGATCTCACCGATCTCGAAGCGCGCTGGCGGGCACTGTCGACGGCCGAGCAGGCGACCGCAACCGTGCTGCTCGAGGACGCATCGGAAGACGTCCGGGTCGCGTGCGAAGAGAAGGGCGTCAACGCCGACACTCTTCCCGCGGCCCGGACGCGTCTCGTCGTGTGCGCGATGGTCAAACGCGCGATGCAGGCGGCCGCGTCCGTACCCGCTGAGGGCGTCACGGCGTACTCGAGCGGAACGGGCCCGTTCACGGACTCGTTCACGTTCGCGAACCCGACCGGCGATCTCTACCTCACGAAACAGGACCGTCGTCGGCTCGGGATCCTGAAGCCCCGGGCGTTCTCGATCGACACGTCGATCCGGGCGGCGACGCCGTGACCGCCGAGACGATCGTCCGGCATCGCACGTCGGGCGGGAAGGACGGCAACGGCGACCCGATCGTCGTCGTCGTCCCTCCGCTCGAGTTCGTCCCGATCGGCATCGCGCCCGGCGCGTCGAGTGAAGTCGACGGCGTCGGGCGCGACGGCGAGACGATCGAGTTCACGGTCTACCTACGGCACGGCGCCGACGTGCTCGACGGCGACGAGCTCGAGATCCGGGGCAAGCGCTACCGGGCGCGCGTGAAGGTCTGGCGGAATCAGCGCCGACCGGGCGCCGGCGGGCTCGAAGTCTTCGCGACGCTCGGGAGGGGGTGACCGTGGCGCAACGTCCGAAGGTCCGGATCAATCGCTCTGCAGTCGAAGATCTTCTGCTCTCCGAGCCGTTCCGGAACATCACCAACGAAGCGGCCCGCGACGTCGGCGAGAAGGCAGGCGGACGCCGTAAGGGCGTGATCGTCGACGAGTACACGACCGACCGCACCGCGGCGGCCGTGAAGGTGCCAGCGGCCCGGCAGGCAAAGTCGGGCGCGCTCACCCGGGCGGCCGCGGCGGCCGGGCTCGAAGTGAGGGCGCGATGAGCGATCCGATCCGCGTCTCCGGCGATCCGGCCCGGGCCGTGAAGGACTACCTCGCGACCGTGCTCCCGGCTCTCGTCGCCGGAACCGATCCGACCGTCACGCTCGGCGTACCGGGCGACTGGACTCCGGCGAGCGCTCCGCACGTCGGCGTCTTCGACGACGGCGGCACGGCGCGCTGGCCGATCTACGACGCGCCCCGTGTGCGCGTGACCGTGTGGGCGGACGGGCGCACCCGGGCGCGGGAGATCGCCGGGCTCTGCCGCGGGATCGTCACTGCCCGCAGCATTCCCGGCGTCGCCCGGGTCTCGGATCCGTCGTCGCTGCTCGACGCTCTCGACGATCACAACGGCGGCACGATGGCGTCGTTTCACGTGCTCGCGATCGCCCGCACCATCGCCGTCTAGGCGGCTCCCGAACCCCGCACGGTTCACACATTCCACCAACCCGAGAAGGTGATCCGTCATGGCACGGAACGCTGACAACGTAAAGATCTGGCGCGACGCGTGGGTTTCCCTGTCCGACGCGGCCACGAAGCCGACGCTTCCGCTCACCGTCGACACCGCGCTCGGCGTCGACTGGAAGGACGTCGGTCTGCTCGACGGCGACGGCGGTATCGGCGAAGAGCGCTCGATCGACGAGACGAAGACGTTCGGCTGGGGCGCCGGCATCGTGAAGATCTCCGGTCGCAATATCGAGGTCTCCGGCACTATCACGCTGCTCGAGGACAACGCGGTTACGCGCGAGCTCGTGTGGCCCGGATCGTCGTCGTCGAAGCTGAAGCTCCCCAAGCCCGTCTACCGCTGGATGGCGCTCGAGACTCAGGACGACTTCGACAAGAAGGAGCGTCTCTTCACCACGACGAAGGCGCGGCTCTGGGTGTCGAGCAACAGCCGCAACGAGTCCGAGGCGACGAAGTGGGAAGTGAACTACACCCTCTTCGCTGACGCCACGAACGATCTGTTCGATCGGCAGGTCGCGGCGTGATCTCGGTTCGATTCACGCGCGACTTCGAGGCCCGGCGGACCGGCGAGGTCGTCGCGTACGACGAAGTCTCGGCGGCCGCGGTCGTCCGGGAGGGGTACGCGGTACTCGTCGACGAGCCCGACGCCGGGCTCGTCGAGCACCAGGCCGAGCCCGTCGACGAGCCGGAGAAGCGCCGGGCCCGGCGCGCTGCGAAGCCGGACGAGTCCGGCGACTGAAACGTCGGGGCGCGGCGCTCTCGTGCGGGGTGGCGCCGCGCCCCGGCTCTCTCTCATTCCCCGCAGATTGGAACCCCGCACATGGCACAGCAGATCCCAGACGAACGCGAGATCGCGGCGTTCGCGAAGAAGATCGGCGCGCTCGACGACGCCGGGAACTACACCGAGCCGCGCTCGAAGCTCGCGTTCGGTGCGATGCAGTATCGCGACGAGCTCGCGAAAGCGGAAGCGGCCGCCGAGCTCGAGGCGCCCGTCGGGCTCTCAACCGTCGAGCAGCTCGCCCGGTTTCACCGGGAAGCAATCGAATACGGCGACGTGCCGATCCGGCAGGAGCTCGCCGACGCGCTGCTCGTCGCCGTCGCCGGCGCGCTCGTGCGCCGAGAAGGTTTGTCCCTCCGAGAAGAAGGAACCCCGCACAATGAATGACCAGTACGCACCCGAGTACGACGTCGACACCGACGACTACGAGACCGCACAGACCACCGCCGAAGACGGCTCGTGGGGGCAGGATCTCGAGCGCCGCAAGGGCAAGCGCAAGCCGAACGCGCCCCACGTCCCCGCGAACGCACCGCGCCCGCGTGACCACATGCCCAAGCGCGAAGGCAAGCCCGTTCCGCAGCGCGAAGCCGAAGGCGACGAGACCGTCACGCTCAACTTCCGCGGGACGAAGTTCACCGTCCCGGCCGATCAGGAAGAGTGGCCGATCCTCGCCGTGCAGGCGTTCGCCAACGGCCGGAACATCGACGCCGTGCAGCACCTTCTCGGGCCCCGGCAGTGGGCGGTCTACGTCACGAAGTACGGAAAGAAGCGCGACTTCGACGCATTCGCCGAGCTCATCGCCGACGTCTTCGGCTTCGGCGCAGCGGGAAACTGACGACGCTCTACCGATTCATCGAGGATCACGCGGATCTCGTAGAAGCCGACCTTCGTCGCTTCTGCGGGATCCGCTACTCGGATCGGTGGAGGTTCGACGTCGACGGAACACGAAAGCTCACGCTTCGCGAGATCTGGGTGAATATCCAAGAGTTACCCGGCGACTCGCGAATCGTGAAGCACTACAACGGCGGCCGTCCTCGTTGGGACGATGAGACCTATCTGCTCTCCGATCTCGCGCACATTCTGTCCGGCAAGCCGCATCCGGCGCGGCCGAAGCCGGCGGATACGGGCGCGAGCCGACTCGACACGCCGCGGCGGCGCCAGATCATGCAACGCCGGGCGGCGCGTATGCGCGCGCAGCGAAGTAGAGAGGGGCAGTGATGGCAGAGCCGATCGGTTACGCCGCACTTCAGATCATCCCGGTCTTGCAAGGTCTGCAGGGCAATCTGCAGTCGCAGATCAGTAGTGCGCTCGTCCCGGCGGCGCGGCAGGCCGGGCAGGACGCCGGGCGGGCCGTCGCCGACGGGCTCGGCTCCGCAGAGGGCCATATCTCGGCG